AGGAAATAATAAAGAACGAGATAAACGAAAAGAGAGAGATAATATATCAGCTAGACAGAATGGAATCTAAGGGATTTAAGATACCGTTCAAGTTCAATATGAACTCTGATATTGAAGAGATGAGGACAGAATATAACAGACTTATAAGAGAAAAGGAATTAGACGGAAGCGTAAGATTTCAGCAAAAAATGTTGATGGCATTTATCTCGGGGACTGAATATATTAACGGGCGATATGACCCGTTTTCTATTAAGCTGGATGGGTGGTCAGAACAGGTCAACGAAAATATCAACGACTATGATGATATTTTTGAGGAATTGCATTATAAATACAAGGCGACTGGCAAGAAGATGGCGCCCGAATTGAGGCTCTTTGTATCACTATCAGGGAGCGCATTTATGTTTCATTTAACGAGCAGAATGTTTAAAGAACAGCCGCTCCCCGATGTAGAGAATGTTCTCCGTTCTAATCCCGAATTAATGAAGCAGTTTCAAAATGCTGCGGCAAAACAATATGTGATGGGAAATGGTGCCCCACAACAAATGCCGCAAATGTCTCAAAATCGCGGGTCTAGCAACGATAATATGGGGTTATTTAATATGGTAAGTAATCTATTCGGCTCTTTAAATAGCGACCCGGTACCTTCAAATATGCCAGCATATGCGCAAAATATGAACGGACAAAACAGAGGCGGTGGTATGTCATCGCAGCCTAATGATACAAAACAATACGAAGATATAGATAATATAATTAAGAATGTTCATAGCAAGATATCAATTGATGATAGCGATAATAACATAGAGACTCTTTCAGTTAGCGACGAAGAGATTACTTCAATTATAGAGGATACAGCGGATATCCAGATATTAAAAGGACGAGGAAGACCCAAAAAAGGCACTCGCACATTAAATATATAAAATACAAGGGATATATTAAGGATATTAAGGATATTATGAAAATAATAATTGTTTTTTCTATATGATATATTGATATATTGATATATTATGAATAAAAATAAGGGTATAACGAGGGTATAACGAAGGTTAAACGTGGGTTAAACGATTGTTAATTCAGTGCTATTTATCTATTTTTTCTTAGATTGGTTATTTTGTTAGCGGATTTTTTAACAAAGCTGCCGACTTCTTTAACGGATTTAACGATTCTATCGGGGGTGCTGCGTAGAGATTTCATCGGGTTGCGGATAGTGTCTTCTACTTCCTCTTCAAATACCTCTATCTTGGATAATAGGCTGCTTAGGGTGCTTAATAGGATAGGGATGATAATTATGGTGAATAGGAGGGTTAAGAAGAGGAAGAGGGATATCATAGTACCTATGGAGATGATATCGCGGCTTAAATCCTCAGAGCATTTGCATTTCTCGTTGGTTAAATATCTAACATAATCAAAGGCGTAGTATATGTATACGACGAACATTAAGAAGAATACGAAGGTAGCAATTGATAATAATTGGACTACGACGAATCCCATACTTTTAGCGATGCTTTTAAGCGATATAACCGAGGTTATTATGAAATAACCGAGGGCTATTACAGTGAAGTTCTTGATAAAATCCTTGTTAGGGTGTTCCGAACATTCACACCCCATATTCTCCAGCTTGTAAATATAACTGAGGATTATTAACAATAATATAGCAAAAATTGCTTGGATTATGGCACTACTATAAAAAGATAAGTTATTTTCACTCTCTTTCATTGTACTATTTCTTACTCTATACTATTATATAGAAATAATTTTTTTATAATTCAATAATATTATAAATAAAAAACTTAGTAGAATTATCCAAGTTTTTAATATTTATATTTTTAATTTTATCTATTATACAATTATATTTAGCGATAGCCAAGACTTTGTATAATTGTTCCAGTAAAATATCTAGAATATATTTATAGATATCGGTATTATATATAATACTAACCACGTAATCTGCGATATTATTTAGCAATATTAGCAGTTCTTCGCGTTTATATTTAATCCATATCTTATTAATATTATTTATCCCGCGCTTCCACTTGGTATATTCGCAGTACATATCGTATTCGTCATTCAATACCAGAAGGTTGTTTTCGTATATATATCTAGGCGGATCCCATTCCTTATTGTTTATGTAATTATTCCAGAGCTTATCAAGCATCGCGCAGACATATTCCTTGTCAAATAGAGCGAGTATATTACTATATAATTCGTCGTCGCTCGTTTTAATATAATTCCATATAATCATAAAAATATCGTCCTTGTTATCATTATTATCATTTACAGCGATAATTTCCTTAATTTTCTCGTAGATACTGTCCTTGTTTTTAATACTTAGTTTATTTAAATTACCTATCAAACACCTTTTCAGCTCGGATTTCTTCGTAAAGTCAGGTATTATGATGTGAAATCTTGATTTAACCTTCGGCTTATTATACTTCTCTTTATTATTATATATTTTTTTAGCCCATATCATTTTGGGGTCATAATAAGAGTTGAAACACGAATATGTATTTTTAATATCCACGGCTTTATCCAAAATATTGCGCGGTATATCTATGGAATTATATATATCTCTAAATTGTTCTATACTAATCTTGATGATTTGTTCGTCCATTATAATTAGTTATTATAAATAATCTTATATATTGATTACATAACATAATTATAATATTCGATATATCACAGTATCTAATAAAAATAAATTATCACAACAAAATATATAATTATAATATTATAAGTTCACTTGCGCGTTTTTGTATTATCTAGATTTTTCCCTCTTCGTTTACGTAAACCACCTGTCTTTGAAGAAGACGAGGATGCTCTTGACGCAGACGAGGATGCTCTTCTTGCAGCGGGCGATAATGCTCTTGACGCAGACGAGGATGCTCTTCTTGCAGCGGGCGATAATGCTCTTGTCGCAGACGAGGATTTTGACGAGGATGCTCTTGACACAGACGAGGATTTTGCCGAGGATGATCCTGGCGCAGACGAGGATTTTGCCGAGGATGATCCTGGCGCAGACGAGGATTTTGCCGAGGATGATCCTGACGCAGGCGAGGATTTTGCCGAGGATGCTCTTCTTGCATCGAGAAGAAGAGCATTAATATTAATTGTATCATTAATATTAATGAATGTATCTTCTATATTTGTATATTTAGGCTTCATTGCACTGTTAAATTGTAATTCCCGATCCTTTTTCTTAACATTTCTCAAATCATTTTCCTTTTCTTTAATACTCATACGAATGGCTGCAGCTTCATTCTTCATATTTTTAATATCAGTGTGCAATTCGGATAGATCTTTTTTTGCTTTTTCCGATATATCGTACGATCCTGGCATACCTCTCCTGGCACTTGCCGTGACCGATCGGGCGGAGTCAATATTCAAGTTATAAAAAAGCTCTTCATATTCATTTTGCTTTATTTTAATACGCTTCTTAATGTCTTCAACTTCCTTAATCATCTCTTCAATATCAGAGCGCAATTCTTCTTGATTCTTATAAACTATTATCTGACTCATATTCTTCTGACTCATATTCTAACATATTACTAGATATTTTTAGTTATTTTTGAAATGGATAATATACATAAGGCAAAAACAATAATAAATAATAAAGTATTAATGACGCGCGAGATAATTAATAGATTAGAGGAGCTATATTCAAACTATCTTGTATATAGAACTATAATTGTGTGCGATGATAATAGCCAGGACAAGTATGTCAATATACTTAGAGAGAATAATTATGATTGCTATGTGTTAAAAGATTATGACGCTGCGGTAAATTATGATTCTCTGGATGTAAGGATATTTTTAATAGAGAAGGGGCATTTTATCAACTTTATCAAGGGGTATATTGATAATAAGATTAGCGCAAATGCGGGTACGGATACGGATACAGAGACAGATATGCATAGATATGGGGCGTATTTTTATAATTCAATTATAATACAATTAGATAATGATAATGATAATGACTATGATATCATAGGAGAAACCGAGAGAATAAAGAGAGATTACAAGGAAATCTCTAATAATTATGATATTATTATCTAATAATAATTTAGAAGATTATACGAGTAGGATATTAATATGGCAGCAAAAAAGAGTTTTTTCGGAAGCGATATATTTATTATGATTTCAATAATATTCTTTTTATTATTGGCAATTGCCGTGTTATTCGCATATAATAAAAATAAAATAATGGAGACTTTTATGGGCGAATCGGCTGATAAAAAATATAGAATGGAGTATTATTATATGGACGGTTGCGGGCACTGTGAGGATTTCAGTAAATCCGGAGTATGGGATAAGCTTAACGGTGAATATGGGAATAAATTAGACTTTAAAAAGTATAATATGAAGGATTGCAAGGACAGAATAGATAAATATGAAATCTCTGGATATCCCACTATTATAATAATAGATAAGAGCGGATCTGAGAAAAAGTTAGAAGAATACAACGATGACAGAAGATACGAGAAAATGAAGGTATTTGTAGGAAAATACGCTGATATGTAGGCGTCCTTAGGCGTCCTGAAAAATAAGAGTATATAAGCCTATTAATAAAACTTTATAATAATAAAGGGTATAAATAAAAATGGGAGGCGGATTGATGCAATTAGTTTTGAAGGGTAATATGAGCGAATATATTACCTTAAATCCGCATATTAATTATTATAAATATGTGCTCAAAAAACATACTAATTTTTCTATGGAAACTATTGTTGTTACTTCTACCGGTGATAGCAATATTGGTTTTAAACCATCAACTTCTGAATTGCGTATTAATTTTAAAATAAAGCGTTATGCCGATTTATTATCGGGACTGTTTTTGACATTCAAAATCCCCGATATATACTCGGATAATATATATAAGTTCAGGTGGGTCAATAATTTGGGCTTCAATTATATCAAGGAGGCGCGTCTTAAAATAGGGGTTATTAATATAGAGACGCTATATGGCGAATGGATGAATATATGGAATGAGCTAACTAGTAAAGATAACATAGAATATAATAAGTTGATAGGGAATATAGACGAATATACGGCACCTTTTAATTTCGTGCCAAAATATCGCGTGTTAAATAACAGGCTTTATAATGTCACCTATCCGGTATCAAGTTTCGCAAAAACTCCTCAAACACCGAGTATTAAAAAGAGAAAAATACAGGTTCCTCTCAATTTCTGGTTTACCAAGAATCCCTCGCTGGCACTTCCATTATTAAAATTAGAGAATAACGAAGTTGAATTAGATATTTATATTAACGATAATGCTTTTGAGGGATTATATCAGGTATGGAGTAATATATTGAATACCTATGTGAGTCCGCTAATGTATAATACTACACACCTCCCGGCGGTACCTATATCTATTGCGACATTCGTCAAGCCGAGCGATGTCAATTTTGATGTTAATAACGAGCTATTATGTACCTATGTATATTTAGATAGTGCCGAAAGAAGCAGTCTGTTATTGAGTACAAACCAGATTAATTATATTATTAATACAGTTAAGAAAACACAGGCGATTGCTTTGAATGCTAATCATACGCTAATAGATATAACAAATGCAAATCATCATATCAAGGAGATTATATGGATTACGCGAAGGAGCGATTCTGTCAAAAACTTCAATAATTATACAAATTACACGGGGTCTCACGAATATAGCGAGGGTCTTGGAATATTAGATAGGGCGACAATATTATGGAACAGAGAAATAACACGTGCTGATTATGATGCTACTTATTATAATCACATAGAGCCTCATAAATATCATACGAATATACCGAGAACGGGGCTATACTGCTATTCATTTGCTTTATTTCCTGAAAAACAGATTAGCTCGGGTTCTTATGATAATACGCAAATTACTACCTCGTTATCTGTGAATGTAAATACAGAGGTTAAAGATGATGACAAATACACATACATTACTAAAACATATACTGATATATTAAACAGAGCCTATGATGTCAATTTTGAAATTACTATATATGTGATAGAAATAAATGTCCTCACAGTCCTTAATGGTGGCGCTGGCTTAAAGTTCAGCTAAGCTATCGTTGCTATCAATTATTTTTATATTCTTTGATATAATTAAAGTATTATGGATTTATTTGTTTTGATAATAATAATAGTATTTGTATTTATAATAAAATATTTAATAGATACTATTAACTCTCTCAACGGAGAGATAAGAGAGATAAAAGAAAAATGTATAATCGGCTCGTCTTCAGGGATAACATTTACAAAAAACACCGAAAAACCTTCTGATAATGTTAATAATGAGTTAATAAAGACATTAGTATATTTCAAAGACTATTTTGATAATAACAAATAGAGCTGTAAATACATATAAATAATATAAGCGTTTATAATTAAATGCCGAGAAAAAGTAAAAACAGCGATGTTAAATCTACAATAGATAAGAAAAAGGGCTTAATGAATACTATTGTAAAAGATGTGGTATTGGTGGAAAACGAGGATATTATATTGCAGTTGCCGATATCTGATAATGATATAAATAAAATAAGTATTACAGAAAAATTATTGGAAGCCCCGACACCATATGAGCCAAACTGTTGTTATATAAATGAGACTAACTTCTATAATACGATTCAGGACAATTTGATTAAGGAAGATAATGACGGAGATACTAACATAGATTATAATGATAATATTATTAAATCTTCAAATAATTGCTATTGGTGTTGCCACGCGATTAAAGACAGGATATATGGGATGCCCTATAAATATAATATTACTACGAATACTTATATATTGTTCGGGAACTTTTGTTCGCTGGAATGCGCGAATGCATATAACTTCTCTTCACACTGTGGGAGCGACAAAGTATGGGAGATAAATAGCTTGATACAGATGCTGAGCAAACATTTTGGATGCACTCGCCCGATACGCCCAGCGCCTTCAAGATTTTTGCTAGATATCTTTAATGGCCCTATGAATATTGAGGAGTTTCGCAAGGGTCATCATACGAATGAAAAAACACACCTATTAAATCTGCCACCTATGATAGCCACTACATACAATTACGAAATTGTAAATACATCCTATCTCAAAAACATTACAGATAATATGAATAATAAAATTGAGGCAAAGAAAAACAAAAAATGATATAAGAACATTAATATAATAAATATTGTGAATTACCCAAATTACTATTGCTATTAAGAATGACAAGTCTTGATAATAATTGCTGCTTTCCAGCCGCGAAAGCCATTGCGAAAGCTGCGAAAGCCGAAGATATACACTTTTCGCATTATAGAGTTTCTACTATAACTTGTAATGCGAATATTGGCGAGGATATTAATTTAAACTTGAAGATGCTGTTTGAAAATATTGTAATCATAGATAAGGATGATACGGACGGGATTGTATGGGCACAATATATGAAGGATGGCGAGGATTTAAATCGCGGGACATATCCCAAGAAGAGGAGGAATAGTAAGAAAAATAAGATGAAGAAAAATAGGTTTGATAACCAGGTTACAATTATATATAAGAACGAGAAATATATGCCAAATGTGAAAATATTTAAGAATGGCAATATTCAAATAACTGGAATAAAGGTCGTTGAGGATACTGTCGTTATTGTCAATCATATTATTGCGAATATCAGGAATATCTATGATGATATTAGTAAGGACATTATAAATAACCGCGAGGATAATTATGAATTGAAATTGAAATATCAGAACTTCAAGATTCGGATGATTAACTCGGATTTCAAGGTATATTGCGACGATTCTCTCGCGATTCCATTCGGCTTAAAGAGACGCGAGATACACAATTTATTTATCAGCGATATATATAATAACAAGTGTTCGTTTCAACCTGGAATATATCAAGGGGTTAAGCTAGAATATTTCTGGAATAAATGTAATGAAAAAAAGAATGGTATTTGTTATTGCCCTAAGAAATGCTATGGAAAAGGAAAGGGAGAAAAGGTGGGGGATTGTAAAAAGGTTACAGGGGCTTTGTTTGAGAGTGGGAGCATCTTAATTACAGGCGGCGTATCTTTTGAGCAAGTAGATGAGGTATACAAGTATATCTGTACTTTCTTGATTAAACACAAGGATACAATTAAGAAAATCCAACCGACCAATCTTGTAGCTCAAGATATCACTACGTAAGCTATGCGAGCTATGCGAGCTACACGACCTTCTATATTATGTCTGTTGTATGACAGCTGAAATTGTAATTATTATTACCGTTGGCTGATGTATATTTTTTATATTTATCGGTATTTATGTGATTATTTCCCGGTCTATTATATGAGGGTATGTGATGACTGGCATAAAAATGCGAGGCATACACTACAGCATCAGGTTCGGGAGGAGGCATTTTATAACTGTTGCCCCAGGGTTTTTTGTCAAATAAGACATCGCCAGTATATAATCCGGCATTTTTTGGCTGAGGAGGGACGGGAACATTATGGCTATAATCTAATTCGGCATATTCTAATTCTTTTTTCATTATTCTATATATAAAATAGATATTATTATATAAAGATAAAATTGATAATTAATTTAAAATAGTATGAGTACTGAAAGAACTGAAAGAAAGAGAAGAAAGGTTGCAGATTTTGTTAAAGATGGTATGGAAACTGCTGATATAAAAGCGATGGTTCAAGATATTGTATTGTATATGACGGAGAACAAGGCTAAACATTCATCCCACGTGGAGCTATTGAATGAAATGAAAAAATCAATTGAGGGTATCTTGTTTTTTGAAGAGAGATATCCTATGTTATATGCTATGGTTACAAAAGAGGAAGGGTTTGAATATAGTAGCCTTGAATATTTTTTAGAGATGCGAGAGAAAATTGTAAATAACCAATTAACATCAGAACAGGCGTCAAAAGTAGTAGGCCAAGTATGGTTTGATAAGTACTATAAAAAACCGGATGGCGAAAAATAGGGGGCGAATCCAAAAGGGGTTCTAAAACATAATCAATCAATTCATTAATTTTTCTAGCTTCTTCCATAATAGATATACAATAGGCTACAAATACAATCTGAAAGTTTCTATATTATAGATATTTCATATTTTTATCTATTTTAACGAATATAATATTTTTATCTATTAAATCTTATAAAAATACTTAGATTACCCTAGCAATTCTTGAGACACTAGAATATTAATATTTTTTCATTTTAAAATTTGAGTACATCTTTCTGTTTTTTCAAAAATTTCAAAAGTTTTTTGGAAATTACAAAATAAATCAAGAGATGTACTCAAATTTTAAATTTCAATTTTATAAAATATCTTGTGTCTTTCTATGACATCATAATGGTAATGAGAAAAATACACCAAGTCTATAAATAGCCTTCATAAAAATAATAATATTCAATATTATAGGATTATAGGATTATAGGATTATAGGATTATAGGATTATAGGATTATAGGATTATAGGATTATAGGAATAAATTTGTTATATTTTGAGATTATTAAAATAAAAATTGACACCAAAATGTATTTAAATTATTACTATCGCAGTCAAAGCTAGTCAAAGCCAAAAGCTAAAGC